ATACTTCACCGGAATACCGCGTTTTTGCGCCTCTTCAACTTCAGCGCGAACACCGGGCGATTGGTCGAAACCGGGCAGCGTAAGCACCCAAAGTTCATCGCACCAATCGAAAAAGCTGTGATCGAAGTCACGCCAAAACTTCCAATCACCGCGCAAATCACCATGCACCGCTAGGGGGTGGCTGTGGGCGATCGGGCTGAAAGCAAAGTGCCCCTGACGCATTAACGACGCGGCGGCTTTAGCCGCTAGTTCGAACCGCGTTTCGCGCACGTCGGGGTTGTCGTGGCTGTATGGCGATGCAAGGTATATTTTCATAACTCACCTATAGCAAAGAACTTTGATCAGTTGCTGTTTTCTGTTCGCCATCTTTAGTGAACAATGCCTTGATATTTCTAACCGTTTGTTTGTAATAACTCTGTTTCAATTCAATGCCAATTGCACGCCTATTATTCATTAACGCCCCGCACACTTCCGAACCAACCCCCATAAACGGAGTCAACACGGTTTCACCAGGATTTGACCACATGACAAGACAACGTTCAATTACATCAAGTTGAAGTGGGTGGATGTGTTTTTCATCATCCTCCTCTTTAGCATCCATGAAAGGCAACACTCTATTCTGACGAATATCATCCCAGAATGCTGAAGCGTATTGACGCCAGATCCAATGACTATACCGATTTTCGCGTTGCTTTCCTTTCCAGCCACGATACGACAGCAGATCAGCAGGAATGGAACGTTCCCCGATGTATTCCATTAATCCGTTGGGGTGTTCAATTGGAATTGGACTATCCCCTTTGCGTTTGAATATAAGCAAATAATCAGCAGAAGCAACAGAACACAAAGACGAATCTTCAATGATCTGTTTATGGGCTAATTTGTGGGCCATCGTTCTATTACGAACCGCTAGTGGTTCCTTCCAGATACTGTAACGAGCAATATACTGAAACCCCAACCGTTCATGCAATCGGATAATATCACCAGGGAAATCCACCAGACAAATCCCGCTCCCGCTTTTGGGGATATCCATGCAATGAACCGCCGTCATTCTTCCCGGCATTGTAACCCGTTGCAATTCCTTTACAACAAATTCATAATGCTTGAAAAAATCCTTATATGAGCGGCAATTAGACAAATCACGTTCTGACGATGAATAGTGATAAAGGCCACCAAACGGCGGTGAATATATGGAAAGGTGAATTGATTCATCAGGGAGTGTGGGCATCACTTCCATACAATCACCAAGATAGATTGCATGTTTGTCTTTTACTTCTTGGTTTTTCACAGCCATGACGGGATCTCCTCAAGTGTGGTATAGGGATTTTCTCTTTCGATTTGCAATTCATCTGTCATGTATTGAACAAGCAACGTAAACATTTTATCAGCTTGGTTAGCTTTTCGTTGCAAGTTCTTCAATACGGTTTCTTCACCGGGGGTTGTAACTACATCGACAGTGACCGATTCGGTTTGCCCATAACGCCAGCACCGCCTCACCGCTTGATAGTATTGTTCATAGCTATGCGAAGGAAAGAACGTCATGTGGGAACAATGTTGCCAATTCATTCCGAACGCGCCGATTTTTGGTTTGGTCACTAACGCCCTCAAATCACCATTTGTAAACGCTGTAAATGTTTCTTCTTTCTTATCGTCGGAATCAGAACCACTTATTTGAACTGCATCGGGTATTAACTCTTCAAGCAAATCACCTTCAGCATTTAGGTGACACCACGCAATAACCGATTTATCATGATTCACTAACTCAGCAACCTTTTCACAACGTTGCTGAATCGTTCTTCGCCTTTCATCGCGCTGCTCATGTAAAGTAATAGCGGTCGGCGCAAAAAACATTCCCGGCGGTGGCTCAAGATTATCAATTAAGATTTGATTTTCAATTAATTCGGGCAAAGTAAATAAAGAATCATCATACCCCATATCAGATGGTTTACGGATTGCCCGTGCCCACGAACACATCCACTGCCAGAAAGGATGCTCTGCGTGTTTTTTGAAAACCCATTGAGGCATGGGGCCACCATGAGCAACCCAACGCGCAGCAGTATTGCAAATGTTTTGCGTGTTTTTAAAGAAACGCTCCAATACATCTGAATAACCAAGTTCCCCCAACGCTTCACTAGACGTTGCCAATTCCACATAATCATTAGGGGCAGCAGTAGCGGTGCAAAGCAATCTATACGGCAATTTTGTCATGAATTGCGTTATTTCATGTTTGCGCTTCCCGCTAAAGTTTTTGAGGATGCTGCTTTCATCACAAACCATGCCGACAAAATCGTTACGATCAAAATAATGCAATCGTTCATAGTTTGTAATAATGATCTTTTTGTTCAGCGGCCATTTGCCATCACGCGACACCCAAGCATCAATTTGGAATTTTTCAGCTTCTCTGCCTGTTTGCGCTGATACTGCTAATGGTGTGACAATCAAAACACGTCCACCAGTTTTCTCAACTACGTTTTGCGCCCATACCAATTGCATCGGCGTTTTCCCCATACCGCAATCAGCAAAGATTGCCGCTTTGCCTTTTCGCACTGACCAATCGACTAACATTTCCTGAAAGTCATAAAGGAAATCAGGCGTAAACGTTGGTTTGAATCCATCAAACGTGCCTAGTTGTGATTTTGATTCAAGAAAATCGGCGTATTCGTTCACTTGTTTTTCCTCATCAACGCAATCACATGAACCAACCCACCCACATCAAGCCGTAGCGCGTTTTCGTTCACTGTGATACCAGGGGACAGGTCGAGCAGATCCGCGAAGTATTGCGGCTGGATGCAGAATGAAATCGGTTCTCCGTCGTAATCGGTTTTGACGGTTTCCTTCGTCCACCCTTTAAGAACGGTGGATGCAATTTTCAACTTGCCCGGTTCAATCACGATATCGATTGACGGCATGGAGTCCATATTGTCGATCAGCGCGGAAGCGCGTTTCAAGATATCGCCCATTTCATCGGGTAGCGTGACCGCTTTGCCGTTTGCCGCTGAGTCGATGATCTTTTGCAGCTTAGGGTATTCGCCCTCGGTGGTGATCAGTCGCACACTGATCTGAAGGTCATCATTAGCGAAGTGTGCCCACGTATCATCAAACGACATCTTCACCGGTTCGATGTCGGCAACCTCTTTCACCCACGCGGCAGGGATCAGCGGTTCGCCTTTAAATTTCGGCATCGGTTCATACGTTACCCGCGCAAGCCGGTGAGCGTCACACGCTTCCACGCCGGTTGACGTAACATGGACTGCGGTGAGAAGTGGTCGCGTCAGGTCGGTGGATGCACATTTCGATACGGTGGTTAGCGCACTAATGAACCCCTCGGAAATATCACGCATCCGCTCCGGCGTGGGAATGGACGAAATAGGCGCGGTAATTTCCTTTTCAAGCGCGATGCCCGCCTTTGCCCGTTTACCCAGCACCCGCAATTCATTCTCATCGGTTTCAATGGTTACTTCGTCATCCTTGAACCGAGTTAAGACTGCGACGAGTGCTTTGGCATCTACCGCGCCCCCGATATCATGATCAAGCTGTGTCCTGATAGCGATCTCGGAATTATACGCGGTAATTTCATGTTCGCTATCGTCAAAGAAGAATGAAGATGTCTGCGGCACAATCTCATTAGTTGCCGTTGCCGGTAGCAGTGACTTGAGAACGGCCAGGAATTCGGTTCGGTTGGTTTTCATTCGTTATTTTCCTTAATCACTTTCACAGTTGCCAGCGCAATCCGTTTGATCAATCCGGCGTAATTAACCGTGCTGAATCCGGCAGCAGCGGCGATTTCGACAGCGGTTGAATTTTTGCCCTTAGCAAGATCGGATAGAATGATGCCGATTGCTTTCACGGTTGGTGTTGCTTCTGTTCCTTCAGGAATAGATGTTTCCGGTTGGTGTGGCTTTGTTTTTGCCTTCTCAACAATTTCCCGAATTTTACGATCATCTTTAACCGCTTCCGGTTCGGTGTTAATCGTTTCCATATGTTCTTTCCAATACTCCTGCGCCACCTCATTTCCCACCGCAGCGCACACGCGCCACGTATCCTCGGTTAGATCGTCGGTGATCACTAGCCCCTCATCGGGGTTCGGATATTCGTTGCCGTCATCGTCAATACCTACTCCGTTACACTTTCGCAGGATTTCAGCGGACAGCGCCTGTTTGCTCAGTTTCGTGTTGATCGGTGGCTCGAACTCCACCGGCCCGCCGTCTTTTAGCGGATGGTTCAATTCCTCTGCCGCCGCGATTAGCTGTTTACGTGTTGGTTTCATAGTGTCCTTCCCTTTGTTAGCGTATTCCGTTAGTCCATTATACGCCGTTGATATATGACCACGGCGAAACTATTTCTTCCCACCATCCCACCGATACGAACCGAGAACAGGTCGCCCGATCTGCAAACACTGTAATACAACCGCTTGCGCTGCAACGTCAAAGGCGTCTTCTCTAGCCACAAGTTGCCCGATACGCAGTAAACCTTTACGCTTCTCTTCCGGTGTCTGATTCATGGATAGCAATGATGTTACATGGTCAATCTTGGTTCGCGCTTCACTGAAGTTCTTTGCACCGATTGACTCTTTTTCAAATGATTCGGTGTCGGTCTGTGACGCACCGATAACCGCCATGCTGCGTTCCTGTGATAATCGGCGCAGGTTCGCCCACTTTTCATCCTCCTGGTGGCGTTTATCTTGTTTCATGTTTTCCACGGCCATCAAATCGGGGTAATCAAATATACATACATCAGGAACAAAATCATCTTCATCCTCCCACCGGTCAAGCTGCCGTTCGGCGCGTTGCACGGTTAGTGTTCGTGTTGCGTAACACACCATCTTGAGCCGCCTGCCCTTCGCCCGCCGTGCGAATTTCTTACCGGCTTTGAATGCGTCAGTCCAGTGGGCAATGTCAATAGTTGTTTTTCGCCACCAGTGAGCGCCCGCGTATTCGCGTGGTCTGGATTGCTGGCAACGGGTGCAAACCTTATGGTTCGGTGCGTCAAGGTATTC